CGGGACGACACGGGCAACACGACGGGCGACGCCGTACTCCTCGCGAAGGTCGATGATGTCGGTGGAGAACTCCGGTGGCACCAGATAGCCGCCGAGATAGTTGGTTCCCTCGCTCAGGGCCTTGGTCTGAATGCCGTTGTCTTTGCACCACTGGGCCGAGGCCTGATCGCCGACGATGGTTCCCTTGAACCACTTGCCGAAATGATAGGCACGCTCGTCAGCCGACTTGCCGTTGACCGTACCCTTGAAATTCTTGACCCGGCTCACACGGCTGAACTCAATGGATGGAGCAACGTTGCCGTTGTCCTTCGTCGAGACTCCGCCGCTGTGCGAGTAGGTCACGCTTGATGCCTTCATCGCTTCGATCTCCTCGAGCTGCTTGACCTCCGACTGGAGGGTAGCGATCTCTTCGTTACGCGACTTGATCTCGGTCAGCTTGTCCGCCGGGATCGTCGCAACATCCGGATGAGCATCGAACGCCGCTTTCTGCGCCGCCTTCAGCCCGTCCAACTCAAGAATCTTTTCCTGTAGTTTTGTCATAGGTCTCCTAAATACCTGCCTGCAGTTTGAGAAATTCGGCATAGAGGGACTTGGCGTCCTGACCATACTCCATCTCTGGCTTGTTCGGCTCGTCCTCTTCGTCATCGCCTTTGGGCTTGTTGCCAAGCTCCTCGGCCATTTTGCGAAGTCGTCCACAAGCCTTCTCGAGGTCGTCAGCCATCTCCGCGCACATCGTTCCGTGCGTCGGACTACCCTTTCTGCCTTGCGATTTACGCAGCTCGGATATTTCCTTGATGCGTTGCTCGAGTCCCTCAACCGCAGTAAGCACGGCCTGAGAGTGTTCTGAGAACGTCAAACCAGTCAGCGATTTTGCGTCCATGATGATTGCCTTTTCGTTTGCCGGTACTGTGACCGGGGAATACTCGTAGAGCTTGAGCTTCTTGAGCAGGTAAACCACGTCCCGCCCATCGTCGTCAAACTTTGCAAGGATCTGCATCTGTTTGTCCACTGGCAGCCCATAAGCGGCGATGGTGTTGGCTAGCCCGGCCCGATCGACGACATCATAATCAAGCACCTGATATCCGATAGAGAGCCGCTTGACGACACCATCGCGAATCAGGGTCATAGCATCAAGCCCTTTGGCCGTGCGACTGATCCGCGAACGGGTCAGCAGACCATATCCGTCCTCTTTGGCCTCAAGTGGTATGCCAATGGGCGTCATCCAGTCGTGTTGCCAGCAGACCACACCATCAGAGAGAAAGCGGGGGATGTCGGACGTGAACGCGCCCGGCAGGATCATGTCACCAGTCGAGTCGATGTTGAGGATCCCGGCAGCATAGCCGACGAACTCGCCAGCAAACTGGCCATCGTCCATCATCTCAGCCTGCTTGACCTCGAAGGATAGCGTCTTGCGTTGAATGTCGTCGAATCTCTTCTCGTTCATCCCTTGTCCTCATCGATGTTCTCGAACCGCTTCACTTTGGCCTTGGCCCAAGTATACCCGGGATCCCCGCCCCACAATGCCCACGCAATGCGCCCAGCTGACGGATACCCGTCCTCACCTGGTGAGAAGCCTTGCCCCTGCTTGTCGACCTCGTGACGGGAGAAGAAGCTATACATCCGTTTGACCGTCTGTGGAGACAACTCCTTGCCGTTGCTGATATCACGCGCACGAGCTACGCCAACCGCAGTGCCACCACGGTTGAACTCACGACGCCACTCGAGACCGCGCTTGGCCTCGGCCTTCATTCCGCTTGTCGGGGTCAGGTCGACTTCAACTCCTCGATACTGTGCCTTGAACTCCTGCGCCATTACCGGGATATGTACACATCGACACTGCGCCCCACCTTCACACGACGGATTTGGGACGGCGGGTATCTCACCCAGCTGTCCACCCATACCATCCGAATCACCACACGGTGAGCAGGTGTTGTTGTCGAGGACGGCTGAGTAGACCAGATATTCAATCTGATCGGCCTTCTCTTCGATCTCAGCGTCCCGGCCCTGCGAGAGTGCCCAGTTGGTCGCTTCACTCGCTGATCGTGTCGTGTATGCTGTTGAGCCTGCCCCCATCGTCTCGCGGACAGTATCGACTACCGCTTGACCCAGCAGGGAAGCGGTGATCGCCGCACCTGTTGCCCGTGCTTGGACGTCATTCGCAATCCTGCTCACGATCGCACCGGCCATTGATCGCATAGATGTTTCATCAGGACGCGCCGACTGGTCACCGATCGACGCGCCCTGATTCCGCAGCTCCTCAACGATTAATCCAGCCCCCCGGAGGAAGAGAGCAGAGAGGAGTGCGTATATCGTGCCACGGTCTTTGTCAGTTGTATTGACCGTGGCGAGGTAATAGGCGGAGGGGTCTAGGTCACCCAGCTCCTCGGCCATCTGATCGATGTAGCGCGAACGTAGCGCAAGCAGGGTACCTTCCATGGAGGTCTTGCCCTGTTGGTAGGCATCATCGAGAGCTTTCAACATCCGCGCCTCAAGCTCGGTCGGCTGGCGGCGAAGGGTCAGCCCATTCCAGTCGACCGACTTGGTGAAGAAGTGGGGAGACATGGACTTTGCGGAGTCTTCTCCGGTCTCCCCTGCTGCCGGTCCCGGAGGTAGCGTGTCCGTCGGCAGAACTGGTGGTGATGGTGGATCGCTGATCTGATCCATCACGACGTCAAGAGTGACGGGCTGCACGTTGCTTGGCAACAAATAGAAATCGCCATCAGGTTCCGGATCATAGCCAAACTGTGCCCGTGTCTCATTGAGGGTTGCGACTCCTGCTGAATACGCGGCAATTGCTCGAGCCTCTTTCTCGCTCTGGTTCTCCTGTAATGCTCTGATCTCGGACGTATCGAAGTACGCCTTGATCTTCCGTGTCTGGAGATCCCGCTCGAAGTCGACAAGTAGTTGCCTGGTGATCGTCTGGCCGAAAATGTCATAGGTCGGAAGCAAGCACTCTTCAAAGGCCGACTTCTTCAGGTTGACAAGGTTGTTGTAGGTGCTGCTGTCCAGCCCCGCAGACAACCCCGCGACGATCGCCGGGATACCCATTGCGCCAGAGATCCGTGACTCGGCCAGATTGGTGATCGCTCCGAACTCCATTGTCTTCGGATCGTAGCCAAGCGTATCGATGGACGCCTGAAAGTCGAGGATCAACGGCTCACCCCGATTGTCGCCACCGAACTTTCGCTTCCACGTCTGCTTGATCTGCTCCGCCTTCTCAGCAGTCATCCCTATCGACTCTTGAGGACTGACAATCACGCCAGGAATCGCCATATTGCGGCAGAGAGCAGCGACCCATAGTGACACCTCAGTGTCAGTGAAAACTTGCAGCAGAGAGGCCTTGAGAGGGGCCAGCCCATACCGAGGGTTGGCCGGATTTAGGCCATTGCGAAAGTGGACGACATTCTCAACCGGTATGCGCTCAATACTGCCATTTATGCGCCGCTCGTAATAATCGATATATGTTGATCCGTCATCCGGCCAGTGAGGCTTGATCGACCAGTGCGGCTCATACCAGATGGCAGTCGGGACGCCAAAGCCTCGAGCGTTGCGCTCCTTCACCCAGTAGGCGTTGCCGTCCAGGTGGTATGACAGGAGCGTTGCCGCCCACATTGACGCCGCACCATACCCTGTATTTGGCGAGTACATCAGCCGGGTCAACGGATGGTCGGCAAGCTCAGTCTTATTGCCGTCACGGTCTTTCTGGTAGACGCCAAAGTCCGCTTGATTAAAATTCCGCTGAATCCAAGCAAGCGTATTGATTACTGCTGAGTTGGCAATGGGGTCGGTGTTCTCGTATGGGAAGGTTCGAGGAGCCATTGACAGGAACGATCCGCCCCGATGCGTCAGGTTGGACGGATAGCGGAAGGCCATGGACGCTGCTTTTACTCGGTCAAAGATTCCCATACGTGTTTACCGTTACACTTTTTCCGCGTTTAATTTTTGTTGGAGCTGCTCATTCTCCGTCTCCAACTCTGTCACTTTTTGTCTCAGTTGGTCAACCACGAATTCCAGATAGCCGATTGCCATCCACGGATTATACTTCTTCGCCAGCTGATACCGCTTCTCCATCTCTTCGGCAAGATCGGCCATAAATTATTTCTTTTCCAAGCTGCCCATAACCACCACGGCTTGATCTCCGCTGGCCGATGTATATTGCTCGTCAACTCCAGTCACATGAATAGGTGCTTGAATTGTCACCCCGTGCTTGGCGTCAGTAATCCAAAATGCTTGACGTGGCGGCTCATACCGAAAATTGGAAATGAAGGCGTACTCGTCATACCCCTTGAGGGAACCATTGACGATCAGCCCTCGAAGAAATGCCAGCTGATGCCAGTGTCCCATGATCATATAGTCATATGGTCGACGGACAGCGTTCTCTCGTTCGCGCTTTCTGGCATCACCGATCATCAGCGGCGAGAGCATACCAGCTATCCCGGATCCACCCCGGAATTGATCGCCGTGTGTGAGTAGATACCTGGTTGAGTAGACGGTATAAGGCTGATCGGCGGCTGGAGAGATCGCAAAGCTGATTCCCTTCTGGCCTGTCAACAACTTGGCCAGCAGATGAGCAAAGAACCAGTCAAAATTATCTTGTGCTCGATTCTTGGCGTGAGGCTTGCGTTGTCGTCTCCCGTGATTCCCGACCACGCACGGCAGGAAGACACGGCCAAAGACATCGGACAGATGGCGAATCCCGGCGGCCATTGGCTCCGCCCAATAAAGCAGTGATTCAAATATCGTGCCAACGTTTGTTTCAACGAGTTCCTCGTGAATGATGCCGGAAAAAAGATCTCCACCAAGTGGTAGGACGATGCCCTCATAGGTCAACCCGTGCAGATAATCACGGGATAGCTCGACAACATGATCAAAGAATAAGCGCAACCGCTTTTCTGCGATCTCTCGATTA